TTGTGGCTTCCTGAACTGGCGGCGCTTCTCCGCAAGCCTGAGCGCGAAGACGAATTTCCATCCGCCGCCATGTGGGCGCGGCGCAATCTAAAGGAGCTAACCAATGGCAACTGACAAACCCAAGCCGACACAGAAGCGGTGCGCCGATGAAGGTGGCCAATAGCCGCCATGACTGACCATCAGGCCGCCATAAAGCATTTTGTAGACGCGCTTTCTATCGGCGCAGTTTTGGGGACGTTGGTAGGGATGTTGCCAGCACTCGCCGCAGGACTTTCAATCGTTTGGACCGTCATTCGAATTTACGAAACTAAGACGGTGCAAAGATGGCTGAGAAAGGGGCGTTAAGATGAAACTCATCGACAATTGGCGCAAGTTCCACAAGCTCTGGTCTGTCCGTATCAGCGCGGCGGCGTCGGTTGTGTGGGCATATTTACTCGCCTCGCCTGAAACGATGCTGTCCGTTCTTAACCAAATCCCCGCCGACATGCGCGCATGGCTTCCTTCTTTTCTGCCCATCGCCTTATTCGCGCTGGTGACGTTCGCCCGACTTGTCCATCAGGAGAAGATCAGTGGCCCAAAATAAGGCTGTAGAGGCCACCAAGACCAATCCCGGCAAAACTGCCACTGCGGGCGCGCTGGCTGTTGCAATGGCTCTCGCTGTACCTCTGGTGGCAAAATGGGAGGGCAAGCGGAACGACCCTTATCTTGATCTCGTGAAAATCCCGACCGTGTGTTACGGGGAAACCAACGTCGCGATGCGTCATCACTCTGACGCCGAATGCCGGGACATGCTCGTCCGCACACTACAGGGCAAATACGCTGCGGAAGTGATCCGCTGCACGCCTGTTCTTGCCGACAAGCCACAGCGGCTCGCGGCAGCGACTTCGCTATCCTACAACATCGGAACGGCATCCTATTGCCGCTCCACCGCTGCCCGGCTGTTCAATGCTGGCGACATGGCTGGCGGTTGCAAGGCCATTGGCCGCTTCACGATGGCTGGCGGTCGCGTGGTTCAGGGTCTTGTCAATCGTCGGGCGGATGAGGTGCGGCTGTGCCTATCCTAGCCCTGCAAGCCCTCACCTTCGCCCGCTCGCACTGGAAGCTGATCGGCATTGCCGCTCTCGCCATCTTCGCAGGCACCCAGACCCTGCGCCTCGCATGGACACAGACGGCCCTTGAGAAGCTGACAGCTAAGATCGCTGTTATGGCCGCGATAACGAACGAGACGGACAAAAAATGGCGGGCAACCGAAAGCACATGGAAGGTCAAGACCGCCCAGATTGTAAAGGACAAGGATAATGAAATTCAGGCCATTGACACTGAGCGCGATGCTGCGTCGTCCGAGGTGGCGAACCGTCCGCGTCGCCCCGCCCCCGGCACCGCCCAAGGCCCCGCCGATGGAGAAGCTGCCAGCGGATGCACTGGAGCACGATTATTTGGCGACGATGCAGAATTTCTTATCAGGGAAGCTGCCCGCGCCGACACCATCCGAGTAGCGCTAAAAAGTTGCTATGCCCAATATGATATGATCTCGGAGGCACCGTAATGCTCGGCCTTAGCTCTCTCGCTCTTGCTTTAAGCTATACCCCGAATGGCGGGGGGGGCAGCCCGCCACCCACGGTATATGACTACGTGGTTACGGTCGCCAATGATTTTAGCACCATCCCTGCGGGCCTCTTGGCTAGTGGTGGAACGGTTGGCGTTGACCCCGGCAATTATGCCAGCCAGAGCCTTGCCGCCAGCCCTAGCGCGATGCTCTACATATCCGGCACTGACAGCAACAACATGCCAATTATCGACAAGTTTGTACTTGGCAACGGTAACGGGTTCCTTATTGGCAATCTAGATATATCTTATCTCGACTTCACGCAAAGCCAGTGGATTTCCGGCCCGCAAGATATTTTCGTATTCGGCAATCCTTCCCCGCCCCAGAACACGGCCGTCATGCAGAATGACGTGTCCATCCATCATTGCCGTTTCCGTGGCAATTACCGGGGCAACATCAACGCCTACGCCACGTTCGACACCTCTGCTAACTTGCCTGAATATGCCAATCTCTCTGTGGTTGTTTCAGGGGGATCATACCCTGTGGGGCAGATACAAATCCTCCCTGAAAATAGCTACGTTGGCGATCTGGTAGCGGATGGGACTAATATTCCGTTATCCGCAAACGCTACTGGTGGTTCAGGTTTTGCTGGCTTCATGAATGTTTCGGGCGGGTTTATCACCTATGCCGAGATCACGGCAGGCGGCACCGGCTATTCCACGCCGTCGCACCCGGCGAAAGCTATCAGTTGGGCCAATAAGAAAACGATGGCTGGGTATCTTGCGCATGGCGTCGGCGGCAAGGTCACAATTACCCTTGGCAAGACCCTGACGTTCAAGGACAATTATATTGTCCTGGTCAATCGCGGCTTCATCCCGACAACGACGATCATTGGTTCCCTGATCGAAGAGGGGAACTTTTATCACAAGTTCTACACCGATGCATACGCGACCGGCATCAATGGCTCAGCCCCTGCGCAAAAGATCAGCCACAAATGGAACCGAGGTTTAAATCAGTTTTCCCGCACCTTTGACCCAGCCAATCCGCATGGCGATGGCGAGCAGCACTGGCTATCTAATTTCACTGGCACGGCAAATTGCGTTGTCGAATATATAGGCGATATTTATTTGCAAACTCCCGATTGCAGGGGGGATGCAGGGCAAAGTATCTTCCTCGCTGATCCCGGTGTCAGCAATCTTGGGTATTGCGCACATATAGTGGGCTGTTATGGAGGGATGCTTGCTCCTAACGGCATTACGGCAGAGATTGCCGAGAATTCCTATGTATATGGCAATACCGTTATTCCCGGTCATCCATCTAATGTAGGCCACGCAAATTCAATAATTATCGGACTTAGCCATTCTTCAAATGGAACTAGCCTTATTTATGGTGGTTCTTACATCGCCAAGAACATAGCCGAGCGGATTGCCACGACAAGAACAGGAGCAGCGCAGGTTTTGATTGAGAATAACACGACTACCGGCTTTCAGAACAGCGCAACTCCGGCCATTTACACGACGATATTTGGGGACAATGCCCCGGTTCATTCAATCGAAGATGTAATCGCGCGACGCAAGGCCATCGGCGTGTATGCTGACAGAGGGGCTTTCCGTGACCCGCTCTGGATCGATCATGTAAACCGCACCTATGACCGCAGCCGTGAGCCGTCTGTCATCCACTTGCCGACGAAGATCAACCAGGAATTGTCCACCGTCGTTTCCTCACAGTGGAGCCGGTTGTTAGGTGGCCCCGATACGCAGCCTGTGAGCATTACAGGCGGCACTTTCGACACCGCCACCTATGTCAACAATTCACAGGTAGCCAGCGGGACTATCACTACCGGATTGACCAGCGCCGATTTGCCGCGCGGCATCTTTGTGAGGGCAAACGCGGCGAGCGCGGCGGGTGGATCGTCTCTCGCGTCATGCTCGCTGAACGTGAACGGGCGGGTCAGTCCTTTCAACATCATCACCAAGACAATCAGCTCCTACACACAAGCGGACAATCAAAACGCGGCTTGGAGCAAAGTCACCTCCATGCCATCCTTCACCAATGCGGAAGGGATCATTCTTGCGTGTCGGATCAAGGCGGACAGCTTTGTCAACAATATGACGGTAATCGGCAACAGCACGGGCAATAACTTCAACCTGCTTTACAGCGGCAACCAATGGCGCGCGCAATTCAAGAGCAGTGCAAATGTCGCCGCGCGTTTCAACATGACGCAACAGCCGGGAGCTTATGTAACTCTGTTGCTGGCGCTTGACCTGACCAAAGACAACGCAGGGGAAGGCCTCACGATGGTAAGCGATGGCGTCGTTTTGGCGCTTTCATCGACCAATGTTACCTTCCCGTCCACAGGGCTTCTCAGATTGTCAACCGCCGATCTTTTTCCCAGCCCAAGCATGGGGATTATGGCCAACGGCAACGGCGGCAACATATTCCAGGGCGGCATGGAATGGATATGGTTTCACGCTTATGCCTCGGCAGCAACGATGCCCAATATCGCCGATCCTGCAATCATGGCGGAATTCAGCACGGACAAGTTCAACTCGGCCAATGGATCGACCGGCATTCTCTCCTCGCCCATGCTGTTCCTGTACGGGGCTAATTTGGGTGAGTACAACAGCTCTATACCGAACAGGGGAACGAGCGGTGGCCCAGCGGTGCTTCAAGCTGGTACATACGTCTAGCACCCCGCTTATCCGTCAGGGGGCGACGAGTTATGTTTAGGTAGACCGAAGTTCATCTATCGCCACCTGCACGCTGTCACCATGTACCCGAGGGCGGCTGAGGTCATTCCATACGCTGATGGCTTCAGCTTCAGTCTCGAAGGACTCTGATGTTCGTATCCCGCAATCTGCGCAGCGGATTGGATGGAATTGGACCGGCGCTCCGTTCTGGAACTGCCAAACATCCATAAAGTGCACCTCAGCACTGTGACAGGATGGGCAACATGCAAGGCGCGGGTCGAATGAGGACATGTGTTTTACTGGTTCATCTGTCATCGTTCGTGTCCTTCATCTGGCGGATGGCTTCTGCTTGTCTTTCGAGTTCGCCGGCAACCATAAAAGCATCATTACTGTGCCACTGAGCCGAAATACATCCTTCGGGCGTCCTTAAATGCGAAGCACGCGCCTTGAGTATCTTCGCGCATCTCTCCCTCTCGGCAGCTACGGCCTGTTGGACGAGGGGGTAAAGATCACGCGCTAGTTCCGCCGCGTCTTTGGGCGATGGGATGCAGCAACCGATTGCGCGGTCTTCTATTATCCGCGCCGCCTGCTCTATCCATTGCGATTCAGTCATAATCACACCTATCATCTATCAAGCCAGCCTCTTCCGGGTTTTCCAGTAGCCATGTGCTCCACCTTTCAGTTTCGTCATCTGTGGCTTCCGCGTCAGCCCCGTCCGCTAAAAGACATTTGATTATTTCAATCTCGCCGCCCTCTGGCGGGTAGCAATTTTCCGGCAAGCCGTATGTGTTGCCCGGATCATACGGCGTTGCCTCGAATTCTACCTCGACTACAACGTCATCCTTGTTCCTTTCTGTGAGGCGGTGTAGGCTCCATTCCCACTCGT